CTAAACATTGAAGTCCATTTTCTGAGGATAAAAACATGGCTACTAATGCCGGACCTATTTACGGAAAACAGTATATCCGTTATGCCGAGACCTGGGAAGCTGCTGTTGACAGCCAAGCTGGTACCCCTGGCGTTGTTGAAATCGGCGAACTGCGTGCCGTGAGCCCCGCTACCTGGACTAACAGCCCCTTCGTGGCTGCTGTCGGTACTTATTTCACCATTCAGCCCACCGTAATCTGTGGTGTGAACCAGGCCTACATGCCTTCCGCTCTGGCTCAGCCTTACACCGCTCGGCAGCTGACCGTGGCTACTTCCGGTCTGCTGCTGATCGAAGTTGATCCTGCTTCTGCCGTTATCGGTCTGAACACCGCCCTCCAGATCAACGGTTTGGGTCAGGCTACCGCTTCTGGTACCGCCGTAACCCTGGACGCCACCGTTCCTACCGTTCGCGAGAACGTGAACATCGGCGGTCGCCGCCTCGTACTCGTTTCCTTCGCCTGATTCTTAGTTAGGCTAATACTTGGCTGGGCAATCGCTAGACGGTGTAAGCCCCAGCCCTGTGTGCACACATTTGAAGACAAAGATTTCGGAGATTTCCTCCCATGATGAACCTGCAACAAACCTATGCAGGTGTAGATCCTATTCTGACTACACTTGCCCAAGGTTTCATGCTCCCGGCGACCAATATCGCCAACTTTATTGCCCCCGTAGTTGACACCCCGACCCGTGCTGGTCGCATCCTGCGCTTCGGCAAGGAGCAGTTTGCCATTAACGACTTCCGTCGTGCATATGGCACCAATATTCCTTACGTTCAAAGCCGTTACGATTCGGAGCCCTATGCTCTCGAGCAAGAAGTGGTGGCTTGGGAACTGCCGGAAGAAGTAATCGAGAACGCCGGTGAAGGCCCCGCTCAGGTTGACCTGCGTGCGATCGAAACTCGCAACGCAATGTCCCGCCTGATGAACGCCTATGAGTACACCGTGTCTCAGGCTATTACCGTAACTGGTACCTACAACCCTTACGAGCTGAACACTGGTGCTGGCAACCAGGACGGTCTTGGTTTCACCAGCTGGACCACCTTTAACACTGCCTACGGCGCTGCTTCCGGTCCTTCCGCTTGGTCCTCCCTGACCTCCAACCCGATCGAAGACGTTCTGACCCTGAAGCGCTCTGTCGCTAACCAGATCGGTATCCGCCCGAACTCCATGGTTGTTGGTACTGCTGTGTTCGACCAGCTGCTGACCAACCAAGCGATCCTTGAGCGTATCAAGTACACCACCGCCGACAGCATCGACACCGACATGCTGGCCCGTTACTTCGGTCTCGAGCGCGGTCTGCGTGTGGCTGAGGGTCGTTATCTGGCCACCGACGGTAGCCTGCAGCCCGTGTTTCCTGAGAACGGCATCCTGCTGTTCTACAGCCCGAACGGTCCCTCTGACTCCGTTATGCCTGCTGGTGGTGCCAATGCTGCTACCCCTGCCTTCGCTTATACCTACCAGCTGACCGGCACTCCTGCCGTTCGTCCTGAGTACTACATCCGTGAGCGTCGTGTTGTTCGCGCTGAGATCACTGTCGAGCGCGTGGTTAACCTGGTTGGCCTCGGTGCCACCGGTCTGATCGGTTCGGGAGCTATGGTCACCGACATCCTGTCCTGATTAGGAAGGAAAATAAGGAGGTGTTATCATGGCAATTTTACGTCCAATCACAAAGGCGCAGTACGAAGTAAGCTTCACTGCGATCGGTGGACCGACTTTTACGGCGGTCTTTACACAATTTAGTGGAATCAATGATTCCTCGGACAGCAGCACCTACGCTAACGGAACAGGCAACCGTCTGTACCACGTTGTTGGTCCCCGGACTGCGGACAATGTCACATTGACTGCTCCGTATGACCCGACCATCTTCAAGACTCTCGAGCAGTTCTGGCTTGATTACAACTGTAATCCCGTCACCATTACCGTCACCCCGCGTGATTGTATCGGTGAGGGCGCTGCCCCTGGCGGCGGTCAGTACATTTGTTACGAGTGTCAGTTTGTGAGCATCACGACTGCCGACGTTGACCGTGAGAGCGGCGATGTACAGACGATAGAAGTGGAGTTCACAGTAAATTACTGGGAGCGCACATAAGCGTCATCTACTGGGAATTTACTATCTTGGGCCCTCGCTCCGGCGGGGGTCTTTTTGTAGGTAGGGTAAAACCAGGGTAACGTGGGATAGTTATCAGTCGTATGGCAAAAACGACATTTTCAAGTGGGGTTATTGTCACCAGCCAGTGGCTCAATGGCGCCCAGCAAATCTATTTCGATGGCCAAGACCTCGACTGGCACTATCCGCCGCTCGGCTTAAACTCGCTCGTGCGTACAGGCCCTAATGGCCTTGATTCCGCGTATGTCACCCTGGTAACAGACCAGCCTGAACTGGATTCCTCGGGGCTTTTATCTAGCGGAGCGCCAATTAGCGGAAGTAAGGTCGTCTCCGGCATGTGGAACTTTGGTTACGACCCTTTGGTTGTAGGTAACCCTGCTAACATTAGGGCTAATGCTCCAAAGAGTTACACAACCAACGACAAATACGACTACGCCAACGGCATTCCATCTCCTTCAGTCCCTGATAAGTTCAACGCACTTGACCCCGCCGACCTAATCACCAAGGAAGTTCTTGAGCAATTGATTGACTATATTCAAGACGTTCTGGAAATAGATAACGGAGTCTATTACTCTGCCTCTAACCCTGGTTGCCAGAACTACAGCCTCGGGACCGGGAACACTGACACTATCTGCCCGCTTTAAGGAGGTTGAACCATGGCGCGTTACGCCCCCCTCCCTAGTGTCAACATCGACCCCCGCAACGAGGCGGAGCTGGTCCAGGCTGCTTCTCAGCGGGTTTATCAAGCATCAGGGCAAACCCTTAATGACTTTTCGGCCGGCAACCCTCTCGCAGCATTACTGGAAGGCCAAGCTTTTGCTCAGGGTGAGTTTCTGTTCTGGGCGAACCAGCTTCCTCAATCCATTTTAGTTGAGTGGCTTGGCCCATTCCTCGGCGCAATGCGCCGTCTGGGCACCCCAGCAGTTGCTCGACTCACACTATCCATTCCTCCTTCGGATACAGTCACCGTCATACCTGCCGGGACTGCGTTCACCACTGACACAAATCTGACCGCAGGGGAATCGTACACTTTTGTTACAGACGCAGAAGTATCCATCCCGGCTGGCGAATCCGTAGCCTATGTGACAGTTGCCTCTCAGTATGTAGGTTCTGTTTACAACGCTCCCGCAAACGCCATTACCGGAACCTCCGCGATTAATGTTAATGGTCTTACAGCCACAAACCCCAAGCCTGCAACTGGTGGTAGCGATGTTGAGACCTACCAGGAAGTTCAAGAGCGTTTCTTCACTCTGATTCGCCGTCGGAATCCAGTCAGCGCTGAGGACTGGCAAGACTTCTTCACAGACTTCTACGGTGTAGGCACTCAAACTTCCGTTCAACCCAACCGCCCCAACCAAGGTACATACAACTATGTAACCGACTACCTGAAGCCGAACGGCCAGGTGTCGTTCTTTGTGCTTGGCCCTGACGGAGTGGAACTCAATCAAGCTCAACTGGAACGTGGGCAAAATGTTGTGAACTACTCTGTGCCCGTTGAGAACCAAGGGCACCTGTACCCTATAACCCTGAGCCAAGTTCAATATAATTTAACGGTAGAAGTTGATGCAAACGGTAGCTTCGGTCAAAACCTAAAGGACAGCTCCCTCAACTTTCGCGACCGGCTGTTTGAGATTTTGACTCCCGGCCAGGTATTTCCATCCACCATTGACCCAACAGTTAGTGACGTAGATGCTGCATTCTACGGGACCTTTGACACATCCACTCGTTTTATTGACCCGCATATTGAGATAAGCGCTGCCTATAATACACCTCCTCTTTTAGAGCCTTCGGCCGCCACCTACACCAATGTTTACACATTTGAGCCTACGGGTTCTCTTTTAACTCTCAACGATCTTGTAGAAACCACGTTGCCGATCCCCGTCTATTATCCTGTCCTTACGGACTTCACCCCTTACTCTATTGAGAAAAAAGACCAAACCATTTACGGGAACTTAACCATGCAGCAGATCCAGTATCTTGCTGCAGGTGTGTTTTTGCGCGGCCAAGTTTGTTACTGGGATCCCGCTGTGGGGGGAGACGGGGAACTTCACGTTATCAACGAGAACCTTACTATTGGGTCTCAGTTAGAGATTCCCACCCTTATTGCAGCGGGTCGGATTTCTGGAGCCAAGACATACTCCCCGTGGCTGCCCGGTAACACTTACCAAGAAACAACCGGAGGAGGCACTTATGACCCTGAAATTATTCAGTATGATTATAATCCGGGGGATGGCCAGTATGTGCCTGCCT